CTCGCCAGCTAACCGAGATTGTTAATCCTCTCTCAAATGCTGATCGTCCAATTATCGACGCGATTTCTCGCGGCACACTTCCAGACGCAGGTATGACCTTCGAAATTCCGAAGATTACAGCTGTGCCAACTGTTGCTGAGGTAGCAGAAGAAGGCGCAATCGGCGAGACCGGAATGACATCAAGCTTCATTACTGTAAACGTTAAGAAGTTTGCTGGTGGACAAGAATTCTCAGTAGAGCTACTTGATCGTTCCAGCCCTGCTTTCTTTGATGAACTCGTTCGTCAAATGGAATTCGCTTATGCTCGCGCAACAGATGATTTCGTAGTTTCTGAAATTGGAAACAACGGAACTCTAAACGCAACTGGACAAGCTGAATCTGCGGCTGGCCTTGTAGCTTATGCTTCAAGCGCTGCTTCTGCTGTTTATGCCGCTTCACTTGGCTTCGCGAGAAACATCGTTGTCTCTCCGCAACAATGGGGCAACATTATGGGTTATGCCGAATCTTCTGGCCGCCCAATTTTTACAGCTTCTTCACCATCAAACGCAGCTGGCGTAGCAACACCAACTTCACTTCGCGGAAACGTCCTTGGGTTAGATCTTTATGTAGATCGAAACATTGGCGGAACTGGCGATACTGGTCTTGGCGATTACTCAATGGTTGTTCTCAATCCAGAGTCCTATACTTGGTATGAGTCCGGTCGATTCCGTCTTGAGACTAACGTAATAGCAACTGGACAAATTAAAGTCGCATATTACGGCTACGGCGCACTCGCTACAAAGGTAGGCGCTGGCGCTAATTGGTTCAACAAGAGCTGATAAATCCCAATAGTGACGGCCAGTCCGCTCCCGAGCTGGCCGCTCACCTAAAGAACGAAAGGATGACGAAATGCCAACGATAGTCACAGCTTCCGAGCTACGAGCCGTCCTTGGCGTTTCGTCATCTCTCTATTCAGACAGTTACTTAAATGACATCATAGACACAAGTGAGAATTTGATTCTCCCAATGCTCGTAACCTATTCGACGAGAATTGAGAAAGTTAAATTAACCGATAACGTCGCTTACTATCAAACTTCAACAATTCACGAATTCAGCGAGGGTCAATCCGTCGTCGTAACTGGCTGTGGTTCGCCTTTTAACGCAACAGTCACAGTAACAAACGACTTGATTGAGCCTTATGTTTTCACAGCCGCTATAACTAACGCAGACATTATTGAGCGCAACGTCATCCCGGCCGGAACTGCCACACTATCCGGCGCTTCGACTTATGTAGGCAACGCCAACGTCGAGAACGCGGTCATAATTACTTCAGTCGAAATCTTTCAGGCGAGAACTGCCGCAGGTGGGCAGATCGAGGGAGTGGACTTTACAGTCTCACCTTTCCGGCTTGGCCGCTCCCTCTTTAATAGAATCTCCGGAATCCTTGGCCCATATATCGACACAGAAACGATGATTGGCTAATGCCAGCAAGCACTATTCAAGATGACGTTCGCGGAGCAATTAAAACCGCTTTAGCTGGTGTCAGCGCTAACGTTTACGATCACGTTCCGGAAGCGCCTCAAGTCCCAGCCGTCGTAATCGTTCCCGATTCTCCCTATATGGAATTGGAACTTATTTCTAAAGCAACAACCCGGCTCAAACTTAATTACACAATTAGCGCGGCAGTTGCTTATTTATCAAATCCAGCTTCTTTGGATAATCTCGAGAAGCTTGTTATTAGTATTCTTGGCGCTTTATCGGCGTCCAAGTATGAGTTATCAACAGTCGAAAGACCGACAGTAACTCAAGTCGGAACAGTAAACTTACTGGTATCCGACATCCGCTTGAGCGTCCGCTACGAGCAAACTTCTTAAGGAGAACAAATGGCAACGACAGTAATCACAGGTCGCGATGTCACTTTCACGTTGGACTCAGCGTCCTACGATGCTCAGGCGACTTCTGCGACTTTGTCTTGTGAGACGATTATCGAGACTTATCAAACTCTCGATGGCCGCGCTTACAAGTCAGTAGATAAGCAATGGACTTTCACAATCGAACTATTACAGGACTGGGGCGCGGCTTCATCCTTGTTCGAGGCTATGTGGGCAGACGCAGAGAGCGCACCTAATACCGCTCTAAACGTAAGCTTCACAGCTGTAACTGGCGCAGTATTCGCCTTTACAGTTCTTCCAATCTTCCCAAGCGCTGGCGGAGCTGCTCCCGGAGCACTTACCGACACTTGGACGATGACAGTAATCGGAACACCAACAGAAACCTTCAGCTAAGAGATCGGGGAATCGGGAGCTATGAAACTCAACTTAACAATTAAATATACGAACGGCGAAGTGGAAACCTATACCGCAGGGCTTCCTGAGTGGGCTAAGTGGGAACGGAAAACTGGTAAATCGATCTATAAAATGACCGATATTAAAGAATACCAACAGACCGATTTCCTATTCTTGGCTCACGCCGCCTACGTCAGAGCTTCAGCTGGCAAACCATCTAAAGCGTATGACGTTTGGGAACTAACTGTCGATGAACTGATAATTGGAGACATCGAAGACCCAAAAGATTCCCAACCGGAAGCCTAAACCGACTTATACTCGAGTTGGCAATAGCGACCGGAATCCCAATGACCTATTGGGAAGACGCGGACGATTTAGTAACTGCGATTGATATATTGAAGGAGCGAAATGGCAACGTTCGATGACAGCCAGCGCGTATTTCAATATGACAAAGGTGAATTGAGAAAAATAGCTAGTGTCATCCGTAAAATGGGTGACGAAGCTAAAGAACAAGCTAGAAGCGTAACTGGCGGACTTGTAGATTTCGTCGTTGGCGAAATTAGATCAGCGGCGAGAAGTTATCCAAGGCCAAGACAAGCGACTAGAATCGCAGATGGTATTAAGATCAGTAAATCAAGTGTCGTCGGCGAATTCGGAATTGGTTTTGCTAGTCAGAAATTTTCCGGTGGAGCTACTACACAGTTGAGAGAAGGTCGTCCAGCCACTAACGCGATTTTGGCTGGTGTTGAGTTCGGTTCTGATAACCTAAAACAATTCTTAGCTCGAACCCCTAAGTTTGGATCAAAAGGTAGCGAAGGTTATTTTATATGGCCTACTATGCGTCGAGTTCAACCGGACATTATTAAGAAATGGGAAAATTCGTTTTCTCAAGTTATTGAAAAGTGGGATGACTAATGGCCGGAAGTAGAACTCTTAAGTTATCTATCCTCGCCGATATAGATAACCTTAAAAAGAATTTAGGCCAAGCCGACAACGAAATCCAAGGATTCGGCGGTAAGTTAGAAAAGTTTGGCAAAGTTGCCGCCGCGGCTTTTGCGGCCGCCGCCGCAGCTGCCGCCGCTTACGCTGGCAAGTTAGCAATCGATGGAGTTAAAGCCGCAATTGAAGATGAAGCGGCTCAATCTCGATTAGCCAAGGCTTTAGAAAATGTTACTGGGGCGACTAATACACAAATCGCCGCAGTCGAAAAACAAATCGAAAAAATGTCTTTGGCTTTTGGTATATCCGATGAACAACTTCGCCCATCCTTCCAAAGATTAGCGACCGCAACTGGAGACCTAGCACAAGCCCAAGACGGATTACAACTAGCTCTCGATATTAGCGCGGCTACTGGTAAATCAGTCGAGGCAGTATCTAACGCATTAGGTAAAGCCTACGAAGGTAACACCGGAGCTCTAAGCCGATTGGGTATCGGATTATCGAGCGCAGAAATTAAATCTCTTGGCCTTAAAGGGACTATGGATCAGTTGGCCGCTACTTTCGGCGGTGCGGCAACTACTCAAGCCAACACTTTAGAAGGTCAAATTCAGCGTTTAAAAATTGGTTTTGATGAAGCTAAAGAATCCGTTGGCGAGGCATTACTTCCCGCAATTAAAGCGTTTTTTGATTATGTTATGAATCGTCTTATCCCTATTTTAATTGAAGCCAAAGATAAGGCTTTAGAACCTATAAGACGAGCTTTTGAGAATAACAAGGAAGCAATCCAAACCCTTTGGGAGTTTACAAAGAATTATCTTGTTCCATTATTCGAGTTTGCTTTTGTCAAAGCCATTGAAGTTGTTGGCTATCGTATTGCCACTTTAATTGAAATTATTGGCAAAGTTGTTAGCGCAATAAAAGCGATGATTCGCGAAGCTATTGATGGAATCAATTCTTTAATTTCTTTAATTAACAAAATTCCGGGAGTAAATATCCCCGGCATAAGTCTTGGCGGCGGTGGTGGGGCAGTCGGTAACTTCCAAATGAGTAGTGGATCTTCTTTAGGTAGCTCTGCGGCCTTTGGTGGCTTAGTAGGTGCTTTAGGCGGATTAGGCTCATCATTAGCCGGACTTGGTGGTGCTTCATTAGGCGGCTCAGGCTCTAAAGGTGGCGGAACTCCCGGACAATTAAAAGCTCTTAAGAAAATTGAAGGAGACTTTGCTTTACTACAACAGTTGTTAGGTCAATTAACCGGACAAGAATTAGTAGTGCCAATGAATCAAACATCAGCTGAAGAATTGCGCTTTGGTCGAGGCGTCACAATCAACGTAAACGCTCCTTCAGTAATTGACGAAGTAGGATTCACCCGAGCCGTAGTTGACGCTATGAACAGCGTCGAAAGAACTTCAGCTGGCGGATACAGCGCTCTATTTAAGTAATTATGACCCTTTGGAATCCTGAGTATCGCGTAAAGGTAAACGGCTCGACTGTTACTTCGGTGACCTTAGCCGGAATGACAATAACCAGCGGGCGAACCGATATCTATGCTCAGCCACAACCCGGTTATGCCAACATCTCACTTCTAGAGACAAATGAAGCCAACGTAAGTTTTGAGATTAACTACCCAATCTCAATCGAAGTCAAAGACACTTCCGGCAACTGGGTTTCATTATTCGGTGGCTTTATCGCCGACCTATCAATCGAAGTAGCCAATAGCGGATCTACGGCCTTATCTCAGCGCATTAACATTCTCGCAGTCGGCTCATTAGCTCGTCTTGCCCGAGCCATATTCGAGGGCAACCTAGGTCATAACTTAGACGGCGATATGATTTACGAAGTCCTATCCGGCGTTTTGTTTGACACTTGGGATGAAGTTCCAGCTGGCGTAACTTGGAATGATTATGACCCAACTGTTACTTGGGCTAATGCGGAAAATAGCGGATTAGGCGACATCGACCAACCGGGCGATTACGAGCTTCATTCGCAATCAAATCTTAATGAGACTGTTTATTCTTTAGTTAGCCGATTGGCTACTTCCGGCCTTGGTTATATTTACGAAGACGCTCAAGGTCGCATTGGTTACGCCGATAGCACTCATAGAGGCCAATACCTAGCCGCTAACGGATATGTCGATCTCGACGGCAATCACGCAACCGGGCCGGGTCTTAATATCACTAAGCGAGCTGGGGACGTTCGCAATTCCATAACTATTGGCTATGGAGCTACTGGTAGTTCAACAGTCACAGATTCCGATCTTGCGTCAATTAGCGAATACGGCCAACTAGCCTCGACGATTGTTACTACCCTTCGCAATCAGTCCGACGCGGAAGACCAAGCCGCCTTCTATCTTGAAATTCGAGCCTATCCTCAATACCTTCTAAAACAGATTACTTTCGAGGTTCACAGCCCGGAAATTGACAATGCCGACCGAGACGCGCTTCTGAATGTGTTTATGGGACTTCCGCTTAACATCGCCAATCTGCCAACCAATATGGTTGGCGGCGAGTTCCAAGGATTCGTTGAAGGTTGGACTTGGACAGCTTCCTACAACCGCCTACGACTCACTCTTAATGTCTCACCTATCGCTTATTCTCTCCAAGCCTTCCGCTGGAACAATGTCCCGGCAACCGAGACTTGGCAGACAATATCCCCAACCCTAGATTGGCTTAACGCTACAATAGTCGCTTAAAGGAGAACAATGCCTACTACGAGTAATTTTGGTTGGACAACCCCAGCCGATACGGATTTAGTTAAAGATGGTGCGGCCGCCATTAGAACGTTAGGTAATGGTATAGATACGTCATTAGTCGATCTTAAAGGTGGAACGACTGGACAAGTATTAAGCAAAGCTTCTAATACAGATTTAGATTTTAGCTGGGTTGCTCAAGATGACTCGAACGCAATTCAGAACGCGATTGTGGACGCCAAAGGCGATTTAATTTCCGCAACTGCGGCAGATACGCCAGCAAGATTGGCGAGTTCGGCGGTTAATGGAGATGTTTTAACAGTTGATACAAGCACCGCAACTGGATTGAAGTGGTCAGCTCCGGTTTCGGGTGGTATGACTTTAATTTCGACTACTGATATGTCAGGAAGTTCTTCCTTTACTTTAAGTTCAATACCATCAACCTATGAAGATATTTTAATAATTATTAGGAACGCAGTTACTACTACCATTGAAAGAAATACTCTTTTGCGGTTTAATGCCGATAGCACAGCAAATAGACATTTTAATTTTAACACTACTACTTGGATTGATGGAACTTCTGTAACTCCTAATGATACTAGCATCGATTCAAAAATTTTTACAAAAAACAGCGGTGCTGGAACAGATTACAATTTAGGTATTTATAGAATTTATGATTATGCTAATGCTACTACTTGGAAATTTATTCAAGGATGGCTATTTCAAACTAACTACAATGATAAAACGCAAATGCGGTCACAAGTAATACAAGGTGGATATAACCAAATTTCCGCAATTTCTTCTTTACAAATTTTTTCTGCTAGTGGTAATTACAATTCAGGAACTATTGAATTATGGGGTATTAAATAATGAATGAATTAAAAATAAAAATTATTAATTGTGAAACTGGCGAAGAAATTGAGCGAGAAATGAATGAGGCTGAATTCGCACAATATCAAACAGACCAAGAAGTCGAAGCACAACGCAAAGCCGAAGCAGAAGCCAAAGCCGCCGCTCGCCAAGCAATTTTCGACCGCCTTGGTCTAACCGAAGATGAAGCGAGATTGCTTCTTGGCTAAGTTATGCCGAGCTGGTGTCCAACTTCGAGAGCAGATAGATGATGATTATCCGAGCCGCGATCGCCGTAGCGATGGCTGGATTGCTGATAGTCGCCATCTCGCTAAAGGCACTTCAGACCATATCCCAATTGATGGAGTCGTCAGAGCTATAGATGTTGATTCCGACCTTCAAGCTCACAAAGAAGAAGCTCACGCACTCGCCGAGCGAATTAGACTTTGCGCAAAGCGAGGCGACCAACGTATCAAATATGTTATATATGATCGCCGTATTGCTTCCTCTCGTCTCCGCTGGCGCTGGCGTAAATACACAGGCAACCCCCATCAATCCCACATCCATATAAGTTTCAATCCATCGGGAGACAATGACGGAAGCTGGTTCGACCTTGAAGGAGTAAATAAATGAAAGACCTAATCGCTCGCATTAAAAGCCCACAGTTTCAAGAGGCATTTAAGGATTACTGCCTAGCAGTAGCCGCCTCAGCTGTAACTATGGGTGTCTCTTTGCTTCTCGACTTTGCTCCCGAATACGCCGTTTTGATTGGCGCAATCACAGCTCCAGCCGTTCGCTGGGCAGATAAGAACTCCAAGCAGTATGGACGCAAGTAACGTAGCGGCCTTCGTAGCTTCGGTTCTAGGCTCAATCGGCCTACTAATTGCCGGACTTCGATACATAATAAAACTTGAGAACCTTCCACTAATTTCGAGACTTGACAAGTTAGAATCTACCCTTGAATTAGTTCTTAGGGAGAGGATTACCAATGGCACAAAGAAGACGCGTCGCTAAAAAAGCGCCAAAGAAGCGCAAAGTTCGCAGACCGCGCACAGTAGCCAATCCTTTTCCCACAAAGCTTGAGCAACGATTTATTGAATCAAAGGCGATTTACGACGCGGCTCTAGCGGCTGGATGGAAAGCCGATTTTGCTTTGGCCTTTGCTATGGAGCGCGAATCTTGGCCGGATTGGTTTATTGATCCTGCCGACCCAATTAAGAAAATTGGTTGGGAAGACGGCGAGGAAGACGTCTAATCTACTTCCGAGAAGCCGAACTCTTTGAGGCGCTTAAGGCCGAATATCCGGACTTGACGCCACTATCGGCGACCGACCGGGTAGATGGCGTTACCCACGACGCCTATATCGAGCTCAAGTGCCGCCGAACCCATTACAACCAACTTATGATTGAGAAGAAGAAGTGGGATTACTTGGCCGAAATACGGGCTAGAACGGGCGCTAGGACGCTTTATATCAACTCGACGCCTAAAGGTATCTACCAGTTCGACTTAGGGGCTATAAACGCCCCTGAATGGCTTTTAAAGGTGCTTCCATCAAAGACTGATTTTGCCGGATCACAGCAAGAATCTAAAGAGGTTGGCTTTTTAGACTGCCGACACGCCACCTTACTTCTTGTCTAAATCGATTTAATTAAATACGATTATCCCGTAAATCCAATTTCCTAGGGTTTACAAGGGAGCAATATGTTAAAAACGCAGACGGCAGATGTTAGAAATGCCGCTAAAAGTTACATAGAAAAGGGTTGGGCGGTATTACCTTGCCTACCTAAAGCCAAAGAACCTCACTTTGGTTTAATTAAACGCAGTCATCTTGACGCAACTACTGATCTAGATTTAGTCGAATTTTGGCTAAAGATGGATAAAAATATGAACATCGGGATCAATGCGATTAAATCCGGGTTAGTCATTATCGATGTTGATTTCCGCAACGGCGGTAAATTAAATACTGAATGGACACCGACCTACACAGTTAAGACAGCTGACGGCTATCACCTTTACTACAAAGACGCTGGCCTAACTTATCGCGGTTCATTGGGCGAAGGTATCGACATTAAATATAAAGGCTATGTCGTAGCCGCACCTTCGATTCATCCTTTGGGAGCAACTTACACAGTAGAAAACGACATTGAAGTAGCAGAGCTACCAACATCAATTTTGGAGACACTATGTCGGACTTGGTAATTAAATTTGACGCTACCGCAGGGGCTTGGACGGATGGGACTAATTACGTTAAAGGTTCGATAATCCGTAGATATGCCCGGGAGAAAATGGGTAAGAAGCAACTTCGAGGAAGACTGGCACACTCAGAAGTCTCAGCTTATTTTCTTGATGTCTATGGAGTGAGCGCCGATGTTAAGTAATTTAGTTATTTATGGTCTATTGGCCTTTATCCTCTATCAGCAATACAAAAGCGAACAGCGCCAAGATGAGTCATTTCGGAAAGGCTATGAAAGGGGGCTGAAGGATGGACGAATTGGCCGACCGCTCGTTAAGTGAGTGGATTGAGATTGCTGGCGAAACGCTCAGAGAGCGAGGCTTCGCGTATGGTGATCCGAGACACCACTTATTACGCGTTTACGAAATCTGCCGAATTCTCGGTCTTCGATTCACAGACCCATCTCAACTGGCATTGGTGTTTATCGCGGTCAAACTCTCAAGACTTGTGGAAAGCCCAATGCGGGAAGATTCGATTGTCGATCTCATTGGATACTCCGCTATCTTGGGTCAGCTCCGACATACAGATTGGGATGACTTTGACCCTTCTGCGTAATACTAATAAAGACCAATGGTGCGATTACTGTAAACAGCGCTGGGGGTCACACAAGAACCAATGGAATCCAAACGCTATGAAGATGGCCTATTGGAAATGCGTATCAGCTTCTCCAATGCGATCTAACCAAGTGCGCTTTTACTGTTTAGAGTGCGCCGCTGATTTACAGAACTGGCCTGATGGTTCGTTCTATTCATTAAAAGAACAGCTCTTAGATGGTCTAGGAGAAGTAGCTAAAAGGGAGAATCTAAATGTCGAATTACCTAGATGATTATGTTGGAACTTGGGAACGCTTTAAGCAGTTCGCCCAAGAAAACCCTGATTACCGAATCAAGACTCACGTACTCGAGGAGTCATTAGCGAAGGAGTGCGATGTCTATATCGTCAAAACTGAAATCTATCGAACTGAAGTTGATTCTAATCCTTGGACGACGGGTTTATCTTCAGAATCAAAGTCAAAGCAATACGCGCTTGAACTTGCGGAAACTGGCAGTCTCTCAAGAGCTCTCAACCTTGCTGGCTACTTGGCAAAGCCAAATGGGACTAAACCCTATCAGAGTCACATTAAGCCAATCCAAACAACTAACCCAAAATTGGCAGAGTTCGTCAAAGAGCAAAGACCGGACGATCCCGAACCGATAGTTCACAACATCGAACATTTAGTTGAAACTCTAGGAGCTGAAATAGCTGATGAAGTTCCCATCTGTAATCACGGCCCAATGGTGCTAAAGAATGGAACTAAAGACGGCAAAGATTATCGAGGCTGGGTATGCCCATCGCGAGATCGAGACGCTCAATGCCCGGCTAAATGGATGAAGGTAGATGAGTCCGGGAAATGGGTGTTCAAGAAGTGAAGTGTATTAAATGCCACAGAGAAGCTTCGCCCAAACTTGCGATTATGTTTTATCGGAGTTTCAATGTGGATAGACAGTCGGGCCTTTACTGTGAGGATTGTATAGATGATTTTTGACGTTCATCCTTTTAAGTGCGGAAGTTGTAAAGGGATCAGAGCTCATAGGCTAATCAAGACCTATGAGTGCCCGGACATTCCTGAAGCTCCCGGCGAGGTGTGGCTAGTGGAGTGTCAGGGATGTTTTGAGCAAAGGATTATCTACCCAACTGAGCGAGTAAGCGCCAAAGAGGATGACATCGAGCGTTGCGGTCAATGTGGCAACTTAAAGATGAAGGCTCAAAGGTGTCGAGTTTGCCGAATAGCCGCTGGACTTGAGAAAATACAAGTCAAGATGTTTAACGGCCACAAGGATTGGACGCAAAATGCCGACCTATGAATTCAAGTGTCCCCAATGTCAGATCACAGTCGAGCAAAGCTTCAGCGTCTATTCCAATCACTCAATATGGTGTCAGCCCTGCCAAGTGCCAATGGAGAAGCAATTCTCAAGCCCGGGAGTCATATTTAAGGGAGATGGATGGGCAGGAAAGAAGTAAAGAGGCCAGTTAGCCTCAAATATATCCACCAGTTAATCGACTGGGGATTTAGTATGGAGTTCATCGCTAGGGATTGCGGGATAACAGTTGAGTCCCTAGAGATGAGGCTTTATCGGGAGAGGAGAAGGAATGGGAATCAAGGAGACGAGTCTGAAACTCGCGGCGGTCAGCCTAATAGCCGACGAAGCAAAGCGAGTTAAAGACCAGCTTCGAGCAGAGCTCCAAAGTGAGATGGATGGCATTGGAGCAGATAGGGTAAAGGCTGAATTGGATGGTGAGACGATTGCTTATGTTTCGACTAGTAAGCCAAAGTTCAAATGGATTATTAAGTCGGATAGGAAGTTCGTAGATTGGGTCAAAGCCAATCATCCAAGTGAGATAGTTGAATCGGTAAGAGAATCGTCGATTGATGTGTTGCTTGATAAATTCAAATATGTAGATGATTTAGTTATCGATCCAAATGGTGAGCCAGTTGATTGGTTGGAAGGCTCTATATCAGACCCTTATTTAATAACTAAGTTTAAAGGTGAGGGAAGGGATAAGTTAAAAGACGCCATTATTGGAAAGACCATTGAAACGAGTAAACTACTAGAGCTAGAAACGCCGTCTGAACAGGACTTTTAGTAATGCTACTTGACAAGCCCATTACACTAGCGCGAAGGCGCGGCCTGATGGCAACGCGTCGCACAAGTGTTTGGCGACGCCTTTGCCTATCACTTGTGTTAGGCCTCGCACTAAATCCAATAAATACAACCACCACAAATGCTTTATCTTTAACTTCCACTCAAGAGACTTACGTAATGATGGCTATGAATCATCTCAAGACAGTTGATGAGGGGGCTTGCTGGGTGCGTTTAATATGGCTTGAGTCGCGGTTCAATCCGCTCGCCCAAAATGGTTCGCATTATGGATTAGCTCAAATGCGAAATATCAAGGTAAAGGGTATGGAAGTGAGTAAGCAGATTGATTGGCATTATCGTTACCTCAAGCACAGATACGATGGCTCAGCTTGTAAAGCGCTTAAACACTTTAATCGTAAAGGATGGCACTAATGTGTAAGAGCTGCGGTAACTGTGCTAAAGAACATAACAATAAATTGGATGACGCTGTAAACGTAATAGAATTGTTTCCGATCTAATGCCAAGAGAATACGATAAGACTCATTACAAGAAGTTAAGAGCAAAGATATTGGCTATGGATAATGTCTGCGCGTATTGCGGACAAGAAGCAACCACAATCGATCACGTCATTCCGATTAGTAAGGGCGGCATAAGCTCAGAGGAGAACTGTGTTCCGAGTTGCCACCGATGTAACAGCGGAAAGCGAGATCGCATAGCCCCCGGGTCTTTTTTGAGAGAGCCTCGGAAACCCACGACCCCCATTGGGATTTTTATACCGGGAACTGGCTCGACCAAACGGCATTATGCTTGAACTGGTAAACAACAAACCCGACCCGGCTGAGATCGTTAGCCTTCGGGCTGGTTCG